ATTCACGACCAGGTTCAGGTTGTATCTCACCATAGTTGGGTTTATCTGGATGTTTTAAACCCATATAATCATAGATCGTACTATCTACCATAAAGTAGAGTGTATCCCAAGTAAGTGTTTCTCTTAACTGGACTGCAATTCGATCAACATCATTCTCATCAAGATACTCACCAGTTACTACTGCTTTTGAGAAATCTTCATATTGCGTCAAGATTCTTGCTCTTGCATCTACCAACTTATTAAGATTGATAGTGATCTTTACATCATCATCAAATGCCATTTTATCTTCCAGATTTATATTGGATATTATCTTTAATAGTATTATAATCAGAACTACTACCAGTAAGTGCTCCTTCATCAACATTCATAACTTCATCATATCCTGTCTTCTCAATTATCTTTGTTTTAATTTCTAATTGCTTTTTCTCTTTTTGAATCCTTCTTAAAAATGCATAATGAATAATTTGAGTAAAGTATGCAAATGGATTCCTAGATTTCTCTGGATCAAAATTATGAATATATTGTACACAATTCTCTATACCGTCAGAGATCATATCATCTCTAAACATATAATTCACAAAATTTGGTTTATATGATAAGTGTGTAGCAATCTTTAAAAAACACTCACCAAGATAGTTTGTAATACGTGGTTTTGGTAGATCCTTCTCTTTTGCTTCTGCTACCTTTGCTCTATAAACAATTAATGCTTCTAAAAGTTCTTTGTTATTAACGTAGTGTTCGGATTTTTTCTTAACCATGACATTGACTTTTCCTAGTGATATCTTATGTATTATTATACCACATTTTCAGGACTTGACAAGTTTATGAAATATGTGTACAATACCTTTGTGAAGGTTGGAAGGGATATTAAGACTCTTTTATATTATTCTTATAGATATTCTCAAGTCTTTGGCGAGCATCTTCGACAGTTGATACTAAACCCATTTTTGTGTTTAATGTAACTCTACCGTCAATTTCAAAATCACATTCAGAAGATTCGTTAAGATATTTTTCATAAAACATAATCATTTGTTTATCACTGATTTCAGTCATAGTAATAATTTTATCATATTTAATTAAGTAAATATCTTCTTCAGGTAATTCTAACCAAGGTTTTATCTTTACATACTGTCCTGTCGGATTTTGCATCATTTTCATGATTACAGGACTTTGTAACATTATAATAGGATCTCCATCATTTTCATCAACAGCGACTAATGCGAAGATTTCTTCCCCTGTAATTAATTTTAAAACTGCGTGAAACTCTTCTCCCATTAGTTTTTCAGTGGTATGTTTACTATGTCATAATTAAAATTTTCTTCGTTATATACCTTAATTCTTTCGATTAAGTGATTTAACGTATAATTCCTCCGTGATTTGTAACTAATGTCGTCAGCTATATCATATAAAGTTGCTTTAGTTTTATTATTTCCTTTTCTAAGAACTCTTCCAATAGATTGAAGGTTTCGTATTCTGGACTTAGATGGGGAAGCAAAAATTACATTATGAAGGTTTTTTATGTTGACACCTGTTGAAAAAGTTCCATATGAGGCAACAATTATAGCGTTATCCTCTCTTTCAGTAATATCTCTAACTTTTTCTCTGTCTTCAGTGGCAACTCCACCATGAACAAAGAATACATGCCTCTGTTCGACTACATTATTATTTATCATTTCGTAAAGAGGTTCACCATGTCCTTCTACTCTGGCAAATAAGATTAAAGTATTACCTTTAAGATCTAAAGCAAGATTACGAATAAACTTATTTCTACGATCATGAGTTATAATATATTGAACTTCTTCTTCAAAGTTTTCAAATTTATTCGGTGGGTGTTTCAATAGAAGCACATTGATGTCTAATGTGGCAACATGCCCCTTTTTCATTAATTCATCTGTTTTAATAATTTTATAGGAAGGACCAAACAATCCTTCCAATACCCACTTGTGTGTTTGAGACCCATCAAGAGTTCCAGTAAATCCAAATCTATATTTGGCATTATCCAACTTTGTCATTATAGATATTAATGACTTGGATTTAAATTGATGTGCTTCATCACCAACAACAACTTCAAACCTATTGAAATACTTTCTGGGTAACTTATAGATTGATTGCCACGTAGTTATAATAACTTGAGAATCTGTTTCTCTTTCTTTACCAGCATATATTTTGTGACAGTATGAACCAACATCCCAACCATAGTCCTCAAAATCTTTATACATTTGTTCTACAAGGGAAGTCGTGGGAACAACAATTAGAGTACTTTTCTTTTTTTCAACAAAATATCTCACAATCGAATATATCATCAGCGACTTTCCTGAAGCAGTTGGAGATATCAATAACTTTCTATTATGTCGTAAGGCATCATATACTCCATCAATCTGGTATGCTCTGGGTTGATATTTAGAGATGGCAGTCATATAATCCTTGACACCCTCTCTTGAGATCATTTCGTTGACTTCAAAAGGAAGACCGTAATAATCGTTCTTTTTAAATTCGTAAGTATATCCGTGATCTTTACAAAATTGAACTACTCTATCTAATAACCCAACATATATTTCTCCTGTTTGGGTGTTGAATAATCGAATCTTTCCATCCCAGTATCGTTTCTTATATGCTGGTGAAAATTTTGCTCCAGGTACTTCAAATGTAAATTGATCTGCTAACTCATAGTAAACATGAGGTTCTGATCGTACCTGAAGAGACACTTCATTCTTTTTTGATATACTCAAATGACTCATAATCCTATACCAATATAGAATTATTTAGATCCTATTTTTCAGTCATTCCTACGGGTCCTTTGCCCTTTTTGATGTTTGCTATTCTTCTTTGATTCTGTTTTAAAAACTCTCTTACACCACGAGAATGTTTTTTA